TTTCTAATGTGGCGTTGCCATTCCAGTAGCGTTCTTTGATGCGCTCTTGCCCATCAGCTATCTTACAAATCCGACACTTAGCGGCCTTCATTTTGTAATTGCCGCATTGGTCGCAACGAGTAATAGCATCTTCCTTATTAGCTACTCGATCCACTGGCTCCACCAATCTCTGCTCGAAGCAATTCTGACATTCCATCAGCCAGACATCTTGGCCTTCAGTTATCTCGGAATCGTATCGACTAATTCCCCTTTGAGCTGTGACCTTCTTACAGTTGCCACAGTTGAATGGGTGAATTTCGTCAATCATTTCTGAAAAACCCAATGCCCATCTGCCCCGATTTTCATCCACTTAGCAGGATGGCCAGATTTAGGAACTGGGCAGACCCAGCCTCGATATTCCTTACCCTCCTTTGTGCCTTGCTTGAGAATCATCGGGCCGCATCCGTTAGCGCATAGTGGCACTTCATCAATTACTTCAGCACCGAATTGTTCGGCTATCGAACTGACATCCCACACAATCGGTTCAGGATCATTTGGTCTGTGTTCTTTTACGAACTCGGCTAATTCTGGCTTCGTTGTTTGAATTGCCTTCTTAGGTGCTCCGCTTGGTTTAGCGAAGAATCCAGCAAGATTGAGACTGCGGCCCAGACTCCCTGTCTCCGCAAGTTCCAAAGCGTACTGTTTTGATTTTGACTCAGACGATAATCCAGTCGTCCAAGGCGAAGCATCAGCTTCAGTCCGATAAAGCTCAGTTTTGACAATATAAACATCACAAGTAGGCACAAGTGATTCTTCCAGTACGTGAGTTTTGATGCGATAGTCCGGATAGGCATTGATAAACTCTTTCAATCGGTCTTGAACGGATACGTAATCATCTAGGTAATTCGACATTTAGCTTCTCTCTCCCTGCGAACTCATCGATCGCATATTCCAGTTGTTCCTTCAATGACCAGAATGTTCCATCTGGCCAGTTCTGCGCTTCGTTGGCGCAAGGTTGGCAATAGAACCGCACTTGAGCGCGGCGTAATGGCGTTTCGCTTTGGACTTTCCAGACTGCTGGAACTTGTGCCTTTAGGTGCCAAGTGCCGTCTTTGAGTTGTCCATAACGAGATTTACAGTAGTCGCACCATTGGCGATTATTAGTATTGCGAGTCAGACTCAACGTCGTCCCAATCTTCTGGTGTAGAAAATCGGCAGAAACCCAAGATAGCGGCGTATCCAATGAGATCGAGATACGAATCCTCGCGCTCTGGACTTTCCACCATTCGGCTGAGTTTGGTCGCGATAAAGATAATCGCCAACTCAGATGGGTCTCTGAGCTGAACACCGAGGATTCTCGCGATTTTGTAAATGCGTAATAGATTGTGCCTCGGGTCGCCATATTCCATCCCTCGGTCTTCGAGGGTGTTACCAGCGTCCGAGAGCCAGTCACTTAGCGATCTCTCTGACATATTGATTCGAGGCCCTTCCGCGCTTGTATCCTTCATTGAAGGCTTTTGCCTTAGCAGATTCGAAAGCCGCATAGACGACCCAGAATCCAATAAATAGTGAAATGAGGATTGTGACGATTTGCTCGGGTGTGAAGTCATTCGACATCCGCGCTCACCCCGAATCGATCTAGCCAATAGGATGAGATTTCTTCTCTACTCAATCGCCCTCTTGTTGATTGGCGACCTAGTGATTCGATTGCGTATCTGCGGATAATCTGGCCTTTGACGTAATTCTTACCATCTGACCAAGCTCCCGAAGTAGAATCAAATCGAATTACTTTCGGATTATTTATCACTCACTCTCCCTTCTAAACCCTCATAAATGGATTTAGTGGGATAAATGTAATTACCTAAATGGATTTATACAAGTAGGAGTTCGGCGAGTCGGATTGGCAGGAAAGCGCAGAGCTTTTGAACCTTGCCAGCATTGGCGAAATCAGTCTTGTCTGGTAATGCCTTCCAATGCCACTCAGGAGCCTCTAGAGCCCCTAAGTCGAACTGATAGACACCTTTAGGCGTCGCGTTGATATAAAGCGTCCTAGCACCCGTTCTAGCCCTTATATCGGCCAAGTAATCCCACTTCTTCTTCTCGATTATCAGAGTGTCGTAATGGGTGCGTCGGCACTTCATTTCGATATAGGAATCGCTGGTAATGCCGTCGGCTCGGTCGGTCGCCGATAGTGGCGTCAAGTCCGGATAAATGGCCTTGAGTGCCTCGAATAGTTCGACCTCGCGAAGGTAAATTAGTCGTCGTCCTCGTCTTCGTCCCAAGGCTTGAACATTGGGTTGCCGTTATCCACTATCCATTCAGGATACGAGCTACGATCCATAGCAAAAGCGAGGGCAGTCCCCTCATCCATCCCAGCGCGGCGGCAAGCCATATAGACCTCATTGGCCGCAATAGCCCAGAAGTCGAGGCGAGTAAGTGGAACGTCTTTAGTCGTTCTGCGACGTTTAGCCACCTTCTTAGCCTTCTTGCTACCTTGTTTTCTTGTTGCCACTTCTGCTCACTTTCGCCGAGAGTGCCAATTCTAACTGACTCTCCATCTTGTCGAGGCGCGACACAATGGGCAGATTTTCTAATTTGATGATATATCTCAGACCGGCAATTAGGAGGCCAATCGATCCGAGAACGGAGGCGACTGTCGCCGCGAACTCAGAGGCGGCCATTACCGAACTTTCCCGTAACGCTCGTAAGAAGGGTTTAGCCAGTTGATAATGCTAGGCAAGACTGACGCTAGAGCCGCGTTGGCAATCGCATTGACGTCTAGGCCGACTGCTAGGTAAGTCGCTAGGGCCGCCGCTACGAATGTCTTGGCCCAACTTCCGGCCATCAGTTTCAATTCTTTCATTTGTCTTCCCTTCTAGGTCGAACCACTTTCCGTCATTGTCTCCCAAAGTTGTGAAGCTGATGTGGAAATGCGACTTGTGAGGATTAGGGCCTCTGTATTTTCTGCGCTTCCAATTCAGGGTATTGCTCATAATCTTGCCGTCGAAAATGATGTATTTGATTCGCTTATCGCCTCGCTTGGCGCACTCGCGAATCTTTTCAACTAATGCGTAAGCCTCTTCTTTGTGAGCTGAAAGGTCGGCATCAATATCTAATGCGCGAACTATTCCATCGACCGGAATATGATCCGAATTACCTTTTGCCAAATGGCGAGCGTCAGCAATCCAGCCATCAGAGCGGCGGTCGCGATCAGGATAATCGTCGTCAATTTGATTTCTCAGCTGTTGGCCAGCCTTGCAAAGTTTAGCCATTTCCGAGAAGAATATTCATTTCTTCTTGAGACAATCCCAATTTATCCAAAATAGTTTGACGAGCTTCTTTTGCCGCTTGTTCCTTAGGCAGCATTTCGGCAAGGAAAGCCTTGTTTTCAGCTTTGTCTTTGGCTAATTGTTCCAATTCAGCTTTAGTCATTTCGCGTTCTGTAATGACGTCGCCATCAATAATTACAACTGTTTCTTTGCTCATTACTGACCCCATACTCTATAAGAGAAATCGCCAATTGTGGAAGTGCTAACTAAATCGATGCTACTTAGATTTATATTGGCATTGTAAAGACCGCTATAATTTAGCAAATAAGCTCTTCGAGCGTCACCCGGATTGTTTGCTCTTTTCCAACTTCCAAAAAATTGAGGCTTCCCTGAGCTGTTAGCGTTGTTGATTTCTAAAAATCCGTTTGGTTGATCGTCCCAAGTTGAGAAATTGTCCAAATTGATTCCATCGACGTCAGTTTGTGTTGTCCAAGCACCTGACAAACCGGCCGCATAGCGATAATTGGATGCGCTCAAATTATTGAAACGCCATTTTACTGTTGGGTTGCCAGCAATATAAATATTGAAATGAACAATGTATCTATCATAACCGCTGACTGATAAAGATGCGGTCGTTCCAGTTGTGACTGATCCGGATGAAACTAAAGTCCAGTTGGAGCTAATAGTTGGAGCGGCTGGACTTGCCCAAGCTGGGACGCCTCCGCTTACTGTCAAGACTTGGCCAGTTGTACCGATGCCCAAACGAGTGTTTGTGTTCGCAGTAGATGAACGATAAGCAATATCACCGAGAGTTGTCTCAGGATTGAGAGCCTTTGTCGTAGTATCGATCGACGAGCCAAGAGTGCGGATTGCAGCAGCGCCGTCTTTGACTAAATCTGTATCGTCTGGGGTTTCCCAGCCGTAGTTCGTAGTGGTTGCCATTGTTCTCCTTTAGGCGACTATTGTAGCGTTGAGCCAGTTCAATGTAGGCGAAATCGTATTCCAAGTCTCCCCAACTGGAACGTCATCCCATCCGAAAGCTTGTAGTGAGTAAGAGACTGGGGAAATATTTAGGGTAAGGTCGAGCGAGTTCAGACCAGCCGTCCAAGTCCAGCCTTCAACGAATCCCTGAAATTCGCCGTTGGGCATATTGGCTGGCAGGTTGGCAATATTGAGAGGGAGACCCATAAAAACGTTGAGAAGCGCATCTCGATCAGCATCGTCGATTTCGGAGCTGGCAACTGGAAAACTGATTTGCTTGAGGGCAAATTCGGGATAGGCGCGAATTGATAGATAAAACGCGGCTTGAGCTTGGGCGTCGGCTTGTTGTCTCAGGGTAGTGGTAATGGTGTCCGCTAATTGCCCAAATAAGGAGATTGAAGTCGGGTCGGTGTCTGTGACGTTGCTCGCGGAATTGTTGCCGTAAGCGATAGTGATGGCGTTGCGAACGTCTCCGGCGCGTTTGGTAATGGATAAAGCTGGGCCGATTGCGTGATTACCATCCAAATCGATATATCCGTTTACTGAGAGATATTGAGCGCGGTGAGTTGCGTCCGCGTAGCCGATGCGCCCTTGGGCATCTTCGTAGAGATACCCAAGACCAGAAGTGGCATACGAGCTGGCTAAGTTATAGACAGTATCGTTCAAGCCAGCTTGAGAATGTAGTTCATAGTCTCCGGGTTGGTCAATCTCACCGAGGCCGCTATTTTCCGCATTTGCCCAAGTGGTACTGGCATTATAGTCGTTCCAAGTAACGCCAGCCGGAACTTCGTCCCAACTATCAAATAAGACTGTCGCCAGTAATTCATAAATTCGATCGCCATCGTATTGATGATTGAAATTGCCTGTATAGACTGCTCGAGCCAAGCGAGCCAAAGCTCCAACGCCGACGATTTGAATTCTTTGACTTGTCGCGATAGATCCTGAACTCTGGACTGTGATAGACAAATCGCTTAGAAATCCGCCAAAAAGACTAACCCAATCGCCATTAGAGTCTTGGACTTCGATACTGAGTGGGTCGTTGATTTGGTATGGGACGGATGATTCGGCAGTTTCAATCAAAGTGAAATTACAATAACCGGCCACCGGTTGCGAATAAATATCCGAACGACCAGAAGTAATGGTCAAGCCGCTAAGGGTTGCGTCTGTGACTGTGTAGCCGTTGATTTTGATTCGATAATTAGGACTCCAAGCTGTCACAAGACTTGCGCCGTTCCGCGAAGGGCTCCGCCGCCTCCGCCGTTGCGAGCATTTGATTCATTGAGAGCATCAACGACCGCTCTACTAAATCCCTCTCGATCAACGATTGAAGGTGAATTGACGTTGATAATTACATTGCCGCGTTCTTCCGCTTGACGGAATCTACCCGGATCAAAATTACCCGGAGGTAAATTTTTTAGAAAATTTGCTTCGGTTACAGTCTCGATCAGAGTAGGCGTCGGTTTGTTACCAATTCCGGCATTACTTCCAATCGATGTTCCACTTGAAGAACCTACACCTGAGATTCCGCTAATTATCGGTGTCCCAGCATTTGAATTACCTGAAATTGACCCAGAAGGCGCAAAACCTGTTGGAAGCGAGCTACTGGAAACTGTATTGGATCCAGTAGTGGATAATTGTGTATCGTATTTATTAGCTAATGCGTTAGCGGCTGAAAGAACGCCAGCGGCTAATGCGGCTGCACCTACTCCGAGAAGTGGATTCAGAGCGAACGCTTGAGCAACGCCAGCGATAATCGCTGAAGCCTTGAGAGCGTTATACGCAGTTATCAAACCCTTGATAAGCGCGATAATCGCGGTAACGCCAGCCGCGATTTTATTGACTGTGAAAACTGCGGCCATAACACCGGCAAGAATCAAAATCTCGTCTTTGAGATCGATGACTGTATCAATAAAACCGCGAACTTTCTTGCCCCATTCGATCGCAGTTTTTTGTGAATCGGTTAGTGATTCATCGAGTCCGCCTTGCCCGGTTAGTCCGGCGATAAATGCTTCAAGTGCTGGAATGAAGTTTTCTAGAATCCAAGTCGTCAGCTCTTGAACTACTGGAAGTAAGGCGGCACCGATTGACTCTTTTGCCTCATCGAGAGCAATCTTGACGCGCTCCATTTGTGCTTGGGTAGTCGTCGCTTCATTCTCAGCAAAACTTCCATAAGTTGCGGCGAGGTCTTGAGTTATTTTGTCGAGATCTTTTGATTTGAGAGCATTAGCATCAATGCCAAGTCCTAGACGACCGAGAGCTGTAAAGTTCCCATCGTATGCCTTGGCAAGTGCGTTAGTTACTGCCTCAAGCGGTTTTCCTGTCGCCGTACTAAGATCCAAAGCAAGATTGAGAAGTTTTTGAGCTTCTTCAACGTCTTGTGTGGAACGAACTAAACGCGAAAACGCTGGTCGTAATTCATCATCGGTGACACCGATAGCGATTGAAGTCGCCGTAATGTATTTTTCGACTCCGGCAATTTGTTTAGCAGTTGCGTCAGTTGTTGCCGCAATAGTTTCGGCAAGTTTCTTTTGTGCCGCCTCATCTTCAGCGGCCGCTTTGACTGCGGACGCGGCGAAGGCTCCAACTGCGGCTCCAGCGGCAGCAAAAGCAAGAGCGGCTTTTTTACCGAAGTCAGCAATTCTTTCACCTACGGAATCGACGTCTTTAGCACCGGCGGCTAACTTCTTTTGAAAGTCTGCGGTGTCAGCAAGTAGTTTGAGCGTTAGTGCTCTTGAATCAGATGCCATTGACGCCCCACTTATCTAGAATTTTATTGAACGCCGCTGTCCATTGTGCGACGATTGAACGCTGTTCGCGTCGTAGAGTTGGGTAAATAAACCAGCCGCGAGAACCTCGACCTTGACGACCGGAATAGCTCGGAAACTGTTTGTAAGTATTTGATCCGAACTCGAGTCCGGCCCACAAATCTTTTGTTGTCGCGCCGCCGCTAAATCGCTGGCTTGCAAATCCATATTTGATTTCGCCAGTAGTGCTTGTCTTTGAAACTTTACCGCCATCGACGACGCGGCGAACTGCTTTACCGCTTTTAGTGCGACCATAACCAGCTTGACGGATTTGACCAGCAAGGTATTCGGCAAGACCATTTGAAACGTTACGCGATTCGGTTTTAGCTTCGTCCCCGAGAACTGTGAAGGCTTTATACACTTGGCGCAGTTCGGTACTATCGAACGCCGCCAATTCTTCAGCCATTCTTATTCATCTCCTTGATTAGTTCTACCGCCGTCGCTATGTCGTCCCAGTCATCCCAGTAACGCATAGGGATACCGGTTTTCATCGCAACGACGACCAGCATCCGCCTTACGCTGTCGGGTTGGTGGCTTTTGGGTCTTCTTGTCCTGTCCTAACGTCTGCGACTGTCTCCATCCAGACTTCGAACGACTTGACTGGCTTGCCAGCGTTCTCTCGTTTGTAAGCGTTATAGGCCAAGAACATTAGATCCCAGATTCCAATATTGTCTTGCGCCTTTGTGATGGTGTGGCCCGTGGTCTTTTCCCACTTAGCCCACTCAGGCGGTTGAGCAATATAAGTTTCCGTATTGCCGCCGTTATATTCGATTGTGATTGATAATTTCATAGCTCCCGATTCCTATCTTTAGTTGAAAGTCTCTGTGACTTCGCCTCTTGCGACCTTGAAGGTGTAAGAGACAGTCTGAGCGTCGATTCCTGATCCGCCGGCTGTTGGGTATTCTGGCAGGACTGGGAAAACAAATTGTGCGCCGGTGGCGGCTGTAAGTGTAATGCTAATTTCTGTATTCGGCGCTGAATCGCAAGCTGTCCAAAGTGCTTCGCATACTGAGTTGGTTTTACCCCAATCGGCGAGCATATCCAGTTGGAATGTGCCTTCGACATTTACGACCTTGTACGCTTCGCCGTCGAGTGTCTGATAAGTCTCGCGGACGAATGTCTTGGTCAATACAGCGTTAGTCGCTTGAGCTTCGATATCTGTTCCACCTGTGAAAGATAGCGAAATGTCGCGACCGGTGATGACTGTGGTTGCCACTTATTTCTCCTTAGTTTGTCTGTGTGTAATAGGTGGAGACGCGAATATCTGCGACCAATAAATTGACCGCACCCACTTGCGTAACCGTAGGCCGTTCGACTGGGCCGACTGTGTAGCCGTCCGGTATAACTGCCAAAACTGAAAGAATGAGTTGCTCGAGATTATCGAGAGAAGCTGGATTAGAAAGATAGGCGACTCCGCAAGTGATGGTCAGATTGATCTTGGCGTGAATTGTTGAGTCATTGATTGTGTTGAGTTCTAAATAAGGCGAGTCTGGAACAAGAATAACCGCTGGCACTTGAACCGCTTCTGGAACGTAGGAATAGACGTTCGCAGATACCGACCCGAGCGCGGTGGCCAGCGGTGTCCGGATAGAAGAAAGAATAGTGCTGGCTGGCATTATCCAACCATCGCATCTGTGTCGAGGTATGGGCCGAGAAGACCAGTTACTTTTGCAAGAAGATTCTTAGATAGGCGATAAGGAGTTACTGCGAAGTCGATTCCTTCGATGGATCCGCCAGCGGCTGTACGAGCTTGAAAGATTTCGACAGAGATAGCCAGAATGGCAGCTTCAGCATTGGGATTTCCGACGTAGGTAGATGCGCCAGAGAGCGCAGCGTTTCCGGCTGGGACGATATTCTTTTCCAATACGTCAGCATTGGTGATGGCAACTGTGAAGACATAATCTGAAATCTCGGTATCTGTAATTGTGTGAGTTCCGTTGAATGGTGAGCCGCATCCGGTGATAATCACAGACTGGCCAACTGTGAACTCGTGAATTGTCGCAGTCTCGAAGTATGCGACGTTATTTTCTAATCTGACTTTATTGATTCTGCTCTGGAATGTGACCAACATTGGGAGAACGAGATTCTCGCTAGCATCCACAATGTCGGTGAGATAAGCATCTGAATAGAGGGAAGACGAGACGCCCAAAATGGTGCGTAGCTCTGAAGCCGTAACTATTGAGGGCATCTCGTTTCCTTTCGATCTAGAGGGTCTAAGCCAGCTCGGGAGCGGACTGGCTCAGACTATTGAGTTTCTTAGAGAACCATCCAGCGATACGCACCTGCGCCGACCTTTGTAGCCAATGCGCCGTAGCCGTAGTAAGCCACTTCGATTTGACCATTGAGGGCAACGTTTGTTTGTAGGCGGAATCGTGAGGACTCGTACCAAGTGTAAGCATCTGGATTGATGACGATGATGGTGTTATCGCCAACGCCTGAGCCTGTGGTGAGGTTGCGATCAACGCGGAAGTTCAAGCCGAGAAGATTGCCAGTTGCGGAACCTGCGCCGAGGTTTCCGCCCTGATTCATATTACCAATGAGATTCTGGTAAATAGGACGTCCACCATCAGCAAGATTCTGAATCGCGCCCCATTGCTGAGGTGATGCGATGATGTTTTGCGCGAATCCGAGAGTGTTGGCGTAGATTGAAACGCCAGCATCGGAAACGAAATCCAGAAGGCCAGCCGCATCAAGTGTGCGGTTTCCGCCATCTGTTCCGCCAGCAATCAAGCCGGTGACAACTGCGACATCTGTCGCCTTTGCGTATGCGTATTCCATTTGACGAACGAGTTCATCAAAGAACGCAGGTGAGGAACGATCGAGAAGTTCTACGGAGAATGTTTGACCTCCGGCGTACTTCTTTACAGAGACAGAGAGGAACTCATTTGTCATTCCTGTCTCATCGATTGCGGCCGCTTCAGCCTCTTCGCCGACAGTTGGAACTGCGGTGATCTTAGGAATTTCGAAGCTCATTCCAGCATCAGGTAGAACGCCGCGAGATACGGAATCAACTGCTGGGCGGTCTGCGTTTGATAGTGGGTTGATGATTTCAGTTAGTTGGCGAGTAGGAATCAAGCCAGCATTGTTTGAAGTTGTGTCGTCTGCCGCCATAACGTATTGGCGAGCGACGTCATCACCGAGTTTTGCGCGAACGCTGTTCTCGAGATATTTCGCCTTTGTGAACTCAAGGCGAGGAGTGGTGAAAAATGCTGGGCGTGATGCCGCAACAGTTTCAACCTTGGCAGCTTCTACCGTTTCTTCGGCAGGAGCTGGAACGGTAGTGTCTGACACTTGTTCTCCTTCGGTTGGGTTGTCTGCTTCAGCGGTTGCCGAAGCAGAATCTTCTTTAGGTGCTTCATTTTCAGAAGCGGCGACTTCGCTAACGCGAGCCGAATCGATTGCTGGATCAGTAACGAGCGAAACTTCATCAAGAGTCGCGGAAGTAATTTCCATAACGCCCTTATTGTTAGACCATTCGTTTATCTGTGCGCCAACACTAAAGCCATCGCGTAATCCTTCGGTCGCCTCGATTAGCGCGTCTTCTCCAGCCATAGTGTTAGCAATTTTGAATGTGGCGACAATTCCATTGGCTGTAACTTCGTGAGACATCATCTTGCCGATTGGTCGAGTGCGGTCGTGCTCGAGAAGTAGCTTGACTGGCTTCATTTCAATCGAATCAGCCGCGAACACAGTTGGGCCAACTGAAGTATTACCCTGTTCGTTCCAAGTCACAATAGTTCCGCTGATTGTGCGCTTGACAGTATCGGCCGCCGTAACGGTCATTGGCATATTGATCTTCATCGGATCAAGTCCTCTTCTTCTTGGATTTGCTCGACGCTCATCGCACCGATGCGGTTTAGGATTTCATACACTTGCGCTCTTTCGAGAGGATTTCCGCGCAAGAAGTCATCAAGGTCGAAACGCACTTCAGTCGTAGCTGGAACAAAGTCCGGCATTGAAAGACGCTTCTCGATTGCTGTAAGTAATGGTCGAAGTGAGAAATCTACAAGTGAACGACGTTCGCTGATTGAATTGGAATAAGTCATCGAGGTCGTTTCGGCACTTAGGAAATAGGCCGGAATACCTGCGGCTCTCGCAAGTTCGAGCGCGACGTACTGACGCGCCTCTGCTAGCTGAAGGCTCTTAGGATCGTAGCCAAACTCTTTCAAATCTACATCAGCATTGAGGAAAGCGGTTGAGCGAGTCTGTCGAGCAGTTCTCCAAGCTGAAAGAAGTGACGAAACTCTTTCGGCAGTCAGGTTAGTGCCATTAGATTTCAAAATCATTGAGGGATTTGGCTCTTTAGCGTAATTGACTGCCGCGTTTTCAAGATATACAGCCGCGCTAACAGTCTTGCCAGCTCTGTGTAAGAATCCTTCATCATAACCATCAAAACGAATGATTGAACCGACACCCGAAAGTGGGACGTCCATTCCATCGACTTTATATGACTCAATCATTGTGTTACGGAAATTGGTATCGACTGTTACTCGGTCAGGGCTTACGCGAGTCCAAGCGCGAACCTTTCCGCCATCAGTTGCGGAATACATTTCGAGCACTTGACCATAGCCGACGCCATAAAGCCAAATATCTTCGGCAAGCCAAGTATAGATAAGGCTTCCGGGAACGCGAGGATCAGGTTGATTGATTACTCGAAGTGGATCGACGTGTTCACCGGTAAGTTTTGAATATTGCTCGAGTGGAAGTGAGCCGACAGTTCCGCAGATGATATTTCTAGCGCGAGCGATGCTCGGGACGGACATACTCAGTTGGCGAGTCGTGTTAGTTGCGCCGCCGAGAATGTTATAAACGGAATCGGAAATTTGAACTGGAGTTAGTGCGGCGGTAACATCGCTAGTTTTCGCAGGAGTCTGCGCAGTAATTTGTGGAAAGAAGAAATCGCGGATAGCACCCATTTGCCTAATATTGTAAGGCGCGTATGTTACATAATGACAATATCGACGCCATCGTTGGACTTAGTGGCGAAGTGAGTCGCCATCGCCGAAGCAATAGCTCCACAGATGACCGCGTTACTTACTTTTCGACCCATTACCCATCCGCCATCACCGAAAGGTAATTTGACAGCGGATAGGCATTGTTTGGTCAGCTCTTCCTGTCCCGAGTGGGCTAACCGCTGAGATGAAATTGCTCCTAAAAGCTCATCGCAACTTTGAGCATAATCTAGACCATCGATGGGTTCAGTCCTAATTCCAGCAGGGGCCAATCTAGCCGCGACCGCTGACGCCGTCCGAGCTGAGTAAGCAACCAGTTGGACTGGGTATTTTCTAAACCAGTCGGCTAGGTCGTTGGCCAAGGCTTTATCGTCCAAGCTCTGAGGATTGTGCCAAGTCTGAAGAAGGATCACTTGGAATTGGTCGCCTTCGAGTTTTTGGCTGGCGACAAGCGCGGCTTGTTTTCTGTCGGGGCTTAGATCGATAGCCAACCAAGTGTCGGCTTCAGGGTTGAGTCGCAGTCCCTCAACTCTGCAAGATTCCCATTGAGATGCGTTGATGACTGGGTTGATAGTATCGACCCACTGGGTGAGTACCTCTGTGCGCACAATGTCTTCGGGGTCATTTAGTACCGCCCGAATATTATCTGGGTGAATTGTGTGGCCAAGTGACGGATTGGCTTGTGAAACCCCTAGCCAGAAATCGGGTGAATTGTCGAACTTGATTCCTTGAGGAGCTGAATATTCAAACCACCCAATATCGTCAGGGGCTCCGTGAATCGCCGCTAAAGCTCGTTCCCTCAATCGATTCAAAACTATCGAATGTTGATCTCCAGCTGAAGTGTAAATAAAGGTTTGAGGATTTGGGCTAGCCATTTGGGTATAACGCAAAGCAGACCAAACGTCGTCATCCTTGAAGTCTCTTACCTCGTCCATATGAACACAGTTTGGCGCGGCGATACCGCGACCGGCTGAGTTATTGGCGCGGACTATGTATCGACGACCCTCGGTGAATTGAAGCTCTTGAAATCCTTTACTTTCTAACTTCTTAGTGAACTCAGCGGCTAATCTTGGACTCTGCTCAATAATGCCGTAAATCTTGTAAAACAATTCGGCCGAAGTTGTCAGCTTATGAGCTGTGTGAACCTGAAGTTTCTCCTTCAAGACGTAGATTCGAAACAGAATATTGAGGGCCATAAACGTAGACTTTCCGTTTTGCCGACCTACTAATAGGCAGACGATTGGATGAGCCCAGCGGCCGTCTGGTTTGTATTTTAGCGAGTGATGAGCGAGCCATTGTTGCCAAGGGAGCAGTTCGTAACCGATTTCCTCGCAAAATCGGATCATAGCCTCGCCGTGAGAGGGTAAATCACTCAATTTTGTGTGAATACGAGGGTTTGGCACACCACGGTAAGCCGATTCGTCCCTGAGTCGGGCTAGTTCCTTCGAATCGCTCCCAGAGTCGCCCAGAGGCTCACTCATAATGCCGGATACTTCCATTTTCAGGGAAAATCCTCCAAACGGGGGTTGCGAGTTTTGAAGCGCGCTCAAAAAACCCGGGGGCTATCCGATCGCGCTTGCCTGAATTACACTTCACACAAGCCGCCACCATATTGGTCGCTTCATCTGTGCCACCTTTGCTAATAGGTATTATGTGATCGACTGTCGTCGCCTCTTGCGAGCAATAATGACAAGTCCAGTAGTCGCGCTCGAGCACTTCTTTACGCACTCGTTGATAGTACGCTGAGTTATATCTCTTATGGCCCACTAATGCCAGCCCTTACGTTCTAAGTGGCTAAGTGCGAGGCAAGCGTCGCCGTTGTATCTGTGTCCTAAATAGCGTAAGTGCGCTCTTATTTGTTGATATCCATTGAGGTCTCTATACCAAGTAGAACGCATTTGTCCTAAGCCATAGTGTGATCCGTTACGAGCTTTAGGATTCCAATTACTTTCTTTGTGAATCAACCAGTTATAACACTCAAATTGCTTCCAACTCATCTGATTGTAAGCATATAGTTTTAGATTCATATCTGCTTTTGATGGGCTTGTATTTATTATTGTAATCAGAGCAGTTATTAGCGTCGTAGCCATCAGGCGAAGACAATGGCCCTCCCTCAACCTCCGCTTTAGGGCCAGCTCTGCGCCCGCGCTATGGCGAGATGGTAACACAGTTGTCAAGTAGGAATACATAACCGCAGGTCAGAGCCTTATAGCTCCTGACCAACTCCTCTATTGATTATTTTCATATTCTTCCAACCTTCCATCTTTATCATTGTAAGGGCTCGTTGAAAACGTCTAAAATGGTCTTTTACTATGTGATCCGGTGCTGGATATTCTCTTGATCGTTGAGCATTGAGTAATAATTCTAGCGAGGTATTGAAGGCCACTAACTCACTATCGACCCCATAAGCCCTTGAAATCTTTATCCAATAGGCCCTGTGAGCCGTTATGGTGTTTGTGGCATCAACTATGACTGATTGGCCAGATTTGACCGCCTGAGCCCCTTTGAGGCGCATTTGATTCATATATGCCCCAACGTCTAGCTCATCCTTGTAAATCCTTACCGCCTCACTTGAGAGCACTAGCTGATCCTTGGCGTTTTGTTTTACCCAAGTCGTTTTACCAGCCCCCGGAGCTCCCATTAGAACAGTAATCATTCAAGTTCCAATACTTTTCTCACATCTATCTCATTAGCGCCATTGAGGCCAATAATGGCATCTCTGAGCTTCTCTCGGCCATCGCCGTGGAACTTAGTGGTCAGATAAGGCTCAGACTCGCTACCCTCTAACCAATCAACTATTTCCCCATTTGAATCAATAACTAAATCATTTTGATAATTGAACTTTTCCAATATCTTATCTACTGACGATTCCCTTACCGATTCCACTATCTCACTAGGGACGTTGGTCTTTACCCAGTCAATGAACTTACGATCTGACTTGATGACCCACTTGAACTTGGGCTTGGTCGTTGTTATGTAGGCAATCACTTCATCACCTAATTCAGCCTTGACCCTATCGGCTCCCAATTCATTCATCTGGGCTTGTAGGTCGGCTCGTAGCTCATCCTTTAGGCGTTTTGCTTGGTCTGCTAGAAGGCTAATTGCCGCTAGTTTCAGACTCAGGTCTTTGATTGTCATCTTGCTCCCTTTTCTTTGCTCTGTTTAGCCGGATTTCTAATGATGCGAGATTCACTCCCATATCTCGGGCGATGAATTCCTTATCGAAGCCCCACTCGAGCATTTGACGGATATATGCGAGTGAGTGGGTGCTTCTGCCTACTTTGTCTTCCCTGCCCATCCTTCTCCTTTGAAATGTGCTGGGGTTGGGCTATAAACCTTTCGAAGCGGCTTAGAGCAATGACAGATCATTGTCTGACTAGCCGCCTCAAGGGTTAGCGTAATTTCTATCTGTTCCTCGCACCGGTCACAGTAATAATCATATGTCGGCATCAATGAACCTTTCTAATGTGGCGTTGCCATTCCAGTAGCGTTCTTTGATGCGCTCTTGCCCATCAGCTATCTTACAAATCCGACACTTAGCGGCCTTCATTTTGTAATTGCCGCATTGGTCGCAACGAGTAATAGC